GCTTACCATCGTATCGTAGTCGCTTGTATCAATCGCAGCAGCGCCTCTTGGCGTGTTACTGTAATCAATATTCTTCATTCCCTTCAACAAGTCTGATTTCGCTTTGCTTACCGCTTGGGTAACCATAGAGTTAACAATCTTGTCTCTGTTATTTAAGAAGTAGATGTCTTCTGCTAATTGCTTGGTATCGTACTTACCATCCTTGTAATAACGAGGCCCATAAAAAGACTCTAAGTCAAAATCTTTCAAATCACTTTGAAGTTGCGTTTTTTCCTCTGGCGACAGAGAATATTTGCCGTCAAATTGGACTTCCTCGTCCTTATAATTGACGTTAAAACCTTCAAAGTTTTTCAAGCCGTCTGCGATGCTATTTTCATACATCTCTCTTGCTTGTTGATAGACCTTTGATTGCTCTTCTTCCTGAGATTTTAAATACTGGTTCACAACTTCATCCGTGTTAACGACTTGTTGCGACTCTTGGAATTGACTCAAGATATCTGGAAAACTAATGTCCTCTTTCAATGTTTGCAAGTAGTCTTTCGCTTCACCCACAGCCTTCTTCAACTCTCTTGCAACCGCTTTTTCTTGCTTCTCAATCTGTTTCATCTTTGAAGCAATTTCTTCATCCGTCATCATAGACTTATCAAAATCCTTGTCTATGGTGTATTTAGCATCAAATTCTTCTTGAATTTCTTCTGGACTTAACTCTGGGTAGTCGTAAGCTATTTTAAGCTTTAATACATCAGACTCAGCCATACTATCTAATTCAGAAAGAACCTTTTGCTCATATAATACATCAGCTACATCTGATAAGTTTCCACTTACTAAGCTGTCGTATATATTCTTTGCTGATTCATTTTCCCATTCAAAAATGATTTTCTCATTTTGATTAGGTTCTTCACCAGCTTCATAATTTTCATTTTCAACTTCGGTAGTTGTTGTTGCAGGTTGCGCTACATTACTTGTAGTATCTGTAGCTTCATCTGTTTTAACTTCTTGACCGATTGTTTCTACTTGGTCACCCTGTGGTAACTCTGTTGCTTGTGTTTCCTGTTCTGGCGCAACTTCAGTATTTGAATAACTGGCTACGTCAAACGGATTTGTTTCGTTTTCTGGCATATTGGTTTGTTTTATGTTATGCAAATATATAAATTATTCAGCTTCATTCATTTGTGCCTCTTCTTGCTGAGCCATTTGTTCTTGCATTGCTTGTTCTTGCATTTGTGCTTCTTGCTCTTTTTTAGCAAAGTAATTATCTACTATAGATTGAATTTCTGGAGTAAGTGGCTTACCTGTTTCAAAAGACTTCATTAAAACATTTTGAACAAACTCTTGAGAAGAAAGTTCTTGCTTCATTGACATTTCTGCTGAAACAACAGCTATCTTAGACTGACCTTCCAATTGTTGTAATTGTGCATCTGCCTGAGCTTTAGCTTGAATAGACTGTTGTTGAGACTGAGCATTCATTTCTGAATTTTGTCTTGCCTTTTCCATCTCTTGCTTTTGCTTATTAGACTTTGCTTTTGTAAGGTACATTTCAGCAAGTTTAGTATTCTTGATACCTCTTACTTTAAATGCATCTTCAAATTCAATCATTCCAGCAGACAACGCTGTCTGAATCATGCCTTCTAAGAATTGTCTTTCTTTTTCATCTGGCATTACCTCAATCTTAACATCAAATGTTTTACCGCTTACCTTTTCTGGATTTAAGTATTCAGAATACTGCTTGCCTCCGTATATAACAGAATCGTACAATAACAATGAAATTTTAAATGCAGTTTGTTGATATAAGCTTAAGTAAGCATCATATATAAAATCTGTTGCATTATTAGATGCTTGAATCTGAGCTTGTTGTACACCTAATCCTAATTTTGGATTTACTCCAGAACCTTCTCTATATTCATTCACTCCAATCTCATCACGTAGTCTTTCTAGATAGTGGTTATAAACCATTATCAATTGTTGAATTTGACTGACGCTACCAGAGTTAGGTGCTTCTTGAATAGGAACTCCATTTGAGCTATCCCCATCTTCTGTTCTTCTCTTGTAGTAAATATTACCAGTTTGGTCGTATACAGCCTGTAACTCTAATGGAGTCAATGCTTTTGCTTGACCTATATTAATATCAGATAATGAGTCAATATCTATAATTAAACCTGAAGGTCTAAGTTTAGCAATTAATTGCTGAATCTTTAAATGCGCTAATGTCATCTGACGAATAGAAGTTTCCATTCTTTCAGGAATAGCCATATTCTCTAAGTCAAGATTTTCGTGCATATATACGCTATAGCTAAAAAATGCATCTGCCATCTCTTTTGTAGTAGAAGGCTTAATCATATTCTTAGCTACACCCCACTCAAGCATCTCGTCTGTATTGATAACATAAACACCTCTGTATATAACAAACATGTCTCTGCTAATCATTTCCTTTTTATCACCAAGAAACTCTGGCATTTTAGTCTTTCTTTCTACAGAAGTAAGATTACCAAACTTGTTAGTCTTAGCTTGATACATCATGGTATCAATAGTCTTAATCTCATAATCTAATACATCAATAGTCCAATCGTCATAAGGCCTATCTATTGAGTATCTAAATCTGTCATCCCACTTAATAGTCTGATTATACTGCTTAGCCTGTTTTGAAAGTTGAAATATCTTTTCTTCATCTAAACTAGGATAAGAATTTCTAATATCTATAAGCTTCATTGATACAATTTCACCTATAAAAGAAACATCTCTAAAATCATCATATTGAGAAAATCCGTAAAAACTATTTTCTGGTACTACTCTTCTTGTACTAATCTTTCCATTGCTATTAACAGATACTTTGGTAGCTCCTAATCCCGTCTCAGCTATATCTTCTAAAAGCTTACGCTTGATAACAGGCCATCCATTCTCGTAAAATACGAAATCGCAACCTTTTTCAAACAAAATCTCTTCTGGTAATTGATATTCTAATCCAAAGTATAATTCTAATTCATCGTAATCGCCAGGAGTGAATTGACCTTCAGCCATTAACTTAGTTCCAGTCTTCTGCTCAATCTTTCTTACCTCATCACCAAAGTTCATTCTGAACTCAGCTTCGTCTCTGTCGTATTTTTTACGATTTACAGACACTGGGTCTATTGCTGCTGCTTTTACCTTTTCGTCTCTTTTCATAAAGCCACCTATAATGACTTGCATGAATTTAGGAGCAATAGCAGGAGCTTTCATATCTAAATTGACAAAAGCCTCTTTACCATCTACATTAAGTAGGTCAAGAAATTCAGCCATTGGCTGTTTACCTCTAGAGAACTTTCTGTTCTTTTCAAACTTCTTATTTCTTGTTGAGAAGTATCCAGCATTATATGCTTTCTGTAAGAACTTAGATATTTTAAGTCCTTCTTTTACATCTCTTTTCAGCTTAGTATTACCAAGGTGAAAATTTAATATTTCTTTATTTCCGCTCATAATTATAGCAAAAGTACAAAATTAGATTATACACCTAACTTATACGTTTTTAAAGGTAATGAAACTAGCTTTTGTTCGGGCTTATCACTTTCCAAAGATACGCCAGAAAGCAGACTAATCATAAATGCTACAGTTCGGTCAAATGGAGTGCGATGCTCATGGTCATAAGCTAATAACTCTTCAAGCAAGTCATAGAAGTATATTTTTTCGCAATGGCTCTCAACATAAGATATACAAGTATCTAATTGCCTAGCTAAAGCAAAAGCATCTCCAGACGCAACTCCGTATTTTACATTACCCTGTCTTCTTTTATGTCTATCTACAGCTACTTGAGGTGTTCTTAAAAGGTATCCCTTGAATCCTTTATTCTGAAAATAGTCAACAAAGTCATCACCTACGTCATTCTCATAACAAGCCTTGTATCCATAGAATACAGATGCTTTTAGCATTTCATCATGAAATAAACTCTTAAGCCTTGGTCTGCCAACATATTCAGCAACAGGCATTCCTGTATTTGCTGGGTCTTTAATATTAAGCATTTCAAATATATAACAAGTACCCATAGAACCTTTACCACTAATAACAGATGACTTAAATGGGTCAATACCGCTAGAGTAGATATGGTTATTTGCTGGCATTTTAACGCCATTTACTTCAATAGTCTTATTCTTTATATCATCAGCAGGAAACTTGTGTACTAACCAGCTGCCTTCTTTATCATCCGCCCAGTCTACAGTCCTAGCATCTTTCCAAAAAAGCCTTACTCTTCTCATTGGAACTTTTTCTTCTTTAAGGAAATCTATTTGGTTGTATATCTTTTCAGCATTAAAGTAGCATTTCTTAGAGTCAATCATAAAAGCCTCATTTTCATCAAATGGATTCATACGGACTTCCTCTGATAACTGTTGCTTGTCTGTGATTAGTTTTCTTTGGTTAATAAGGTATTCTTTGCTACCCATTTCAATTTTAATTCCAAACTTCTCGTATATAAACTTCTTTTGCTTATCAGTAGGTGCATCTATTATAGACTTTCCGTACTCATCTATAAATCCTTCGTACCCATCATAAGCAGGACAGAAGTATCTATATAGCCCTGATGCAGTCATTGGTGTTTCAAAATGATTAGAGGAATCGTACAGATTCTTGTACGGTTCTCCTCCTGACTTAGCATCATTGGCAGTAGAAGGTATAAGACAGAATCCAACCTTAATAGCACCACGACCCATTGTCTTTTTAACAATAGGCCAATATTGGTTAACAGATACATCTTTAGGCCACTTACCAGCCTCGTCCATCAATAGGGCGGTAACACGACCAGAATCATATGAGTTAAGAGCCGTATTCTTAAAGTTAATCTTTGACTCAAGACCAATGTCGTCATCAAATATTTTACCTTTTTCTCTGCTCTTGGCTTTCTTCTTATCTTTCTTTTTCTTAAATACGAGTTCAGTTTTAGTCTCTTCGTCCTCTGCTCTAGGCTTTAAAAATATAGGAAGATTCCTATACCCATTCATTACCATATATACGAATGCGTCGCTAGCATCCTTTCCTGTCTTTGATATGATACCACAGAATGACTTACGCTTTGTTATTGACTTCCATACTAGGTATGCAGTAGCTTGTGATGTAGCTCCCTCACGACGCTTCTTAATCCTTACTATACCAAAACAGTATGGCAATGATTCTGCATGTTCTTGAAAGTAAAAGTATCTTCTATCTACATCTCTATAGTCTGGGTTAGTACCATCCTCTAGCGTCCAGTAGTTTAAGTAGAAATAATGTAATCCGTTTAAGTAGGTAGGCTCTCCGTCATTGTAATACCAATACCCTTTATTAATCCTAGTCCACTCTTGTATAACAAAATCTTTTTGTTCGTCAGAGTATATCGGATTGCCATCTTCATCAAACTCAAGCTCATCAAAGTAATCAGGTATTTCTATCTTGTAGAACTTTTGGTCTTCCTTATTTAACTCAAAGTTTTCTATTAGAGAACTTTCAGGCATTTCAGGAAGTTTATATTTTATACCATA